CCTAGAAGCTTGTTACCTACAGTACGAATCAGTCGTCAGTATTCTTACTAATAAGAACCCTAACAATCAGTAGATCAATAACGAGGTAGTTCTTCTCCATCTCAACCACCTCGATACCTAGCGATACACCTGTAATAAAACTAATTTCAAAGTCCATTGAAGTCTCCTAGATCTCGCAGTGTCCAGCTACACAGGCCAAGGTCTGCGCTCCCTCGACGTTATCGTCAACCTCAACCAAGCTATGCCAATCAAGATTCTTTGGCATCTTCGCTAGCAGAGCCCCATACTCTTCTTTCGTACACTCCTCATATGGAGCCTGACGATACGTACCCCCATCATATGGAAGAAAAGATACACCAGAGATCTCATCAAAGTTCCTCCATACCCAAGCACCAACATCCATCCACTCAAACTCCTTGACTGAGATAGTTACGCTAGGCTTGTGCTCGCACCAGTGACGTTGGTACATGAGCCAGAGATCTAGGTGTTGCACTGCAGTCAAAGCCTCTCGTGTCCTGGCACCCTCTGGTGCTTTCTGTGGGAATGAGAACACCACAGTAGACTCAGGACGCATCACACAATCCTCTGCTGGTACACCTGCTGCAGCCATGAACTGCGTCAGCGGGTCTTTCTTGTCTCCTCTAACACGACGAATATAGTAAGGACTGTGTCGAGTATGAATGCCACTGGCAGAATTAACGAGTTGACTAACAGTACCGCTAGGCTTGACACAAGTGATTGCAGCGCTTTGAGGGATCCCAAGAGCATTGGATATGTCAGCGTTTGTTCTAATAGCTTCTTCACGTAAAGCCTCCAGTTTCTTTGCAGTGTCCTCGGACACAGTGCCCATCCACTCATTGTCAAGGATACCAGTAAATGATACACCAAGCAAGCGCTCTTCTTCTGTGTTCTTACTCCACACCTTACGAAGATATGGGAAGTGAGTCATTGTAGATTGAAATGTACCAAGGATGGTAGCAATACGAACCTTGTTCTTCAGTGTCTCAAAGGTATCATCAGCACGTACTACTACCTCAGTCAGGTTACAGAACTGGTATGGACGCAGGATGATTTCGCTACAGGGATTAGTACCGAAGTCGTAATTAGGATTCCTTCGTCCGTTCTTTTCAGCCTGAGCTTTAGAGGCTTCTCGAGAGAAGATCCCTCGCTCTCCAGAGTGACTGTGATAGAGGCTCGTCCACTCTTGGAGAAATAGTCCAATGTCTGGTTTAGCTTCGTAAGTTGCTGAGTTGTTAGCCAGTGCTCGTTGTCCATTATGTTCCCACCATGCTCCTGCTTTAGCGTTACGCATCCGATCATCTTCAAGATCAGACAAAGAAATCATGGCACTACGCCGTACACCGCCAACCACAACAACTTCCCCGATCTTGCAGAGAATATCATGGCACTCGATAGATGATAGACGACGACCAATGGCTCCTTTGAACTTTTGAATCGTGAACTTAAATAGTTCCTCAAGCGGAGCGGGTCCACTGGCTCGCCCACCGAACGTCTTGAGACGCGTCCCAGCAGGACGTACTTTCGATAGATCCCACTTTGGCACTTCACCAGAATAGAGTAGAGCAATGAGTTGGCGTAGAGCTTTGGCCCACCCCTCTTTGCTATCGGCAACCATGATAATAGTTTCACTATTGAATAGCTGATCAGGGACTTCAGGCAGTTGATTAACATACTTCTGCTCCACAGAGAATCCTACGCCTGTGCCGCAGAGCAGGATGTACATTGCCTCATCAAAGGCTTTGGGGTCATCAATAGGTAGGTAGCTACAGTTGTAGCCAGCAGTGTTGTCTCGCTCAAGAGCCTTGCCTGCTGTCATGATAGCCCGCATAGAGGGCATAACTTCCAGGTTAACAATGGCTGATGTTAGCTCAGCACGAAGCTGATCAGACAGCGTGTAGTTCTTCTCGTCTTGCAGCTTCTTGGTGATGAAGTCCATGTATCGCTGTACTGATTCTTCCCAGTCTTCTCGACGGCCTTGATTTGGGAGGAAACGAGAGTAGCGTGACTTTGCAATAAATTGTTGGTATAGATCCATATTAATCCCAGTCCACTTCCTTTAGTAGTATTTCAATCTTCTGTTCAATGATGTCAGAGAACCTGTCTACTAGATCCTCTGACGTAATCCCAAGCATCTCTACCAGCGTTAGCTCGTCTATCTGCTTGAGCCTATCTGATACATCCTGAAACGTGAGGGACATATATTATACTAGGATTTGTAATACTTGTCAACGACTTTGTCATAGTTCTCGATAACAAAGTCTAGGTAGTGGCGAGCCTTCTCGAGATCCTCCTTACCCTTCTTGAGGTTATGTCGCTGTACATACTTCAGTACGTTAGCCAGCCAAGGATCAAGCCCCCAGTCTAGAACTACCCGCCAAGGTTGCATCTCTACACCTTTGTAGTGATCACCACCTACCTGTTGTGTCCATGCGTTAGTCATCTTCTCGAACTCTTCAAACGTCATCTCTGTAAACTTACCCATATTTCTTCCTCAAGTATTTAAGACTAACCGGCATCTCATCGAACTGTCCATCTTCTACTTCATGTAGCATCCAGATACCACGCCAGTAGTTGTTACCCTGTGCACCCAGATAATCTTCATCATGTAGGTAGCAGCACCCTGAGAACAGGCCAGTGATCTGCCGACCATCAGCACGATTAGCGTAAGCAATCTGCCTGCCTTGCACATGCCCCATAACTGCTGACATGTGGCGCTTGTTAAGCAGTGCGGCTGCCGATGTTACTGGCCTGCCCATCACCCCGCTGGTAAAGAAATGACAATATACCACGCCGTCAATAACAACAGGAGTAAGATAATCAAACACCTCCCAACCTGCTTCTCTATATCCGAGATCATCGAGACCAATAGTGCCGTCGAGTTTAGGATCGCTTTCGACTGCTCGGACAATTCGTTCCTCGTGGTTGCCAAGCGTGAGAACCATTCGGGGTCTATATTGTTTTTGCTTTGTTCGTCGTTGGTGCTCATTCAATTCCTTCAGTGGTGCTAGCAACTTCTCCATTGCGTAGTGAGTTACCTCGATGTCGTGCTTATACCTACGCCCCTCGAAAGACTTCTTACCTACATCGTAGGATGAGAGGCTAGGCATGTCAGCAAAGTCACCAATGTTGATGATGACATCAGGCTGCTTGTCTGCGATGTACTGCCCTACCCACGATAGATAGGATAGATCCACACCTGGCTTAACCTGGCAGTCAGGAATTACTAGATGTGTTGTCATCTTCATCCTCTTCAAATGTAAACTTATGTAGTTCATTAAAGCGCTGATGCACAGTATTGAACTCTACTTGATCAGAGATGTCGTACCCGTAGACAGCAGACAAGAACTTGAGAAACTTTTCAAGTACTTCATCCCAGGTTGTAGCATCTGCTTTACTGAACTCAAACTTAATTACATCGTTGTCACAATCAATGTGTTCAAACTTGTACTGAACTTTGTAATTATCCATTCTGTTTCTCCATAATGTTTAAGAAGTATACTGCATCTACTACCACAAGTGGTTTACTTCTGTTCTGTTTGATGAACACTACTGGTTCACCCCTACCTTTAGCGTTCTCTACTGCTTGTTCGTAGTAACCATAGACAGCCATCTTGTCTCGAGACTTACATTCTATTGAGACAGGGAATGCTTCCCTTGCACGAGGGCTAAGTAGCACATCCTCACCTCCTGCACCCATCGAAGTAGAGCGTACATCATCTGGCTCTAAGCGGAATACAGCTATGATTTGGTCTCTGACCCACTGCTGGAAGCTTCTTCCTTTTGCTTTTGCGCTGCTTGGTTTCAAATTTAATCACTTTCCTTTCTTTGATCCACGCCTTTGGAATCGTTATCCTACAGTTGTGCATAGGAGGACTGATAGTAGAAGCAATGACAATAGACTCGTCTGTTTCTTTGACAAGGAAACCAACAGTTGTAACATCCGCAAGCTTGCCATCAGTGTCCTGCTCCCATGATCCATCTACGTGGGCATCGACCCAACGAACTATAACGATGGAGGAGTCCATAACTCTCCTTCCTTTCGCCTGATCCACAGAAGCTGGCCCATCTCAGTCAACCTAGCCAAGTCATTGTCGTAGGCTTTGAGTACGGTTTGGAACAACTCACTCTCCGTAGCTGCTTCACCGAGAATCTTTTCTGCTTTCTTTGGACCGATACCTTTAAGCCCTGGGATGTTGTCAACCCTATCACCTGTGAGTACTTGGGTATAGAACCATCTGAGTGTGTCGCATTCATCGACATGATACCTGATTCCTTTGATAAAGTTATAGTGCCAGCCTCTGATCATATCTAAGTCTTTGTCGATAGTCATGATTAGATAACTATCTTCTTCTGACTTGTAAGCCTCGATGCCTATAGCGTCATCGGCTTCCTGCCCATCAATCATCTCAAAGCCCCAGGACAGGGTAAGGTACTCACGTAGTAGATCGTAATGCTCAGGCTTAGCCGCAACTCTGTTGCCCTTGTACGGGGCTTCCTTGGCTATCTCTTTGCGGTAGTTGTTGGAGCCAGTGAGGTATCCTTGGTAGTCCCCTACATCTTGGATCATCACCAGCTCTTCAACAAACTCAGCCATTCGAGAGATAGCTACACCCTTGGTCTCGCCCTCAGCAGCAAAGCCAATACGATACACAAGGATGTCGCCATCAATCAAGGCTTTCATTACAGTACGTCATCCCCGATAGGGTCAGCGTTAGCGTACTCGATGAGGTCAGTCACAATCAGCTTGTTGATACCTACACCAAGTCCATACTGCTTAGCGAACTTGTGATCATAGAAGTTCACAATCGCTACACCTTTGGAACCATTGCCAACCTTAGCCTCGATGGGCTTACCTTCCTTATCTACTGCAGTGATGGGGTACTTGGTTGACTTGGCAGTGATGAAGAAACCTTTGTCTTCTTTGTTACGAACCTTTACTCCAGCGTCCTCAAGGGCTTTAATTGCACTCTTGCTGAGATTGCAAAGGTCTACCTGATACTTGCCTGACATCTGGTTAGGCGTATCAAGGAATGCCCACATGAGTTCTGCTTCAATCTTAAGAGGTTTAGTTTGTTGCATAGTGTTCTCCTGAACAGTAAAGTAATATTATACTACGATTAATGAAGCTTGTCAACTGATTCTACGTCACCATCTACTGCTGACAGTAACATCTCATATACTACGTCGACTACAGCCAGTGCTTCTTCTATGTCTACTTCTGTGCGTACATCAATCTGATCTCCTAGTCTACTAATAACGATGATGTCTTCAGCAGTCTTCAACCATTCCTTCATGTCCATCAGTGGGTATCCTTCCATGTCTTTCCGACTCGGTATTCCCCAGTGAGAGGACAACGCAAGTCTAGTTCGATGCCTGCTTGTTTGATTGCATCTACACCTAGCTGACCTACTAGCTCAGCGTCCTTCTCATCTACCTCGATCTGCCACTCATCATGTACGTTGGCTACGAACTGAGCATTGATACGATTGCTCTTGATTGATTCATCTAGCAAGACCAAAGCCTTCTTCATTACAATCGCACCAGCACCCTGGAGTAGCGTGTTAAGTGCTGCGTGTGGGGAACGAACTTGTAGTTTCCTCCCATCCAGACCTGGTAAGTAGCCCTTTTCTGCCATCTTTTCAACTGTTGATCTGAGCGCTTTGAGCGCGGGAGTGTTACTAAGGAATGAATGAATGAGCCTCCTGCCGTCTTCTGCACCACCTCCCACAATGCTCCCGATCTTGGCAGGTCCAGCCCCGTAGAGAAAAGCATAGATGAAAGTCTTTGCTTGCGGGCGAGTTGGAAGACCCGCTGCCGTTTGATTCTTGGTATGTACATCACCTTCACAGACTTCTCTAACATAACTAGCATCCTTCATATAGTGAGCTAGCATGCGTAGCTCTAGTCCACTGGCATCAATACCTACCAGCATCTTACCCTCTGGTGTAGTCCAGCAAGACCTACAGTCCTCACCATAAGGGCTACTGCTGCT